AGCCGTAGAGGCGAAGAGCGCGCATCCTAGCCGCCTTCCTCATCTTCCTCCACTCGTAGTCCCGCCACAGGGTCGCGAGCTTTATCAGCGGCGGCGGGTCGAACGGCGCGTAGCCGTTCCCGTTGTCCTCGCCGTTCCCGTCGAACTCGTCGCGCTCGACGGGAGGCGTCTCTCTCGATTGTTTCGTCATGAAAATGTTCTTTCACGGCGAGGGGTCTCTTCAGTCGGCTCCGGGGAGAGCGAAGTTGTTCTCCCTCAGCTCCTTCATCACCGCGGCGTGAAGAGCCTTGTTCGACGCGGCCGAGCCGTCGACCGGACCGTCGAAGCCGATCTCCCGCGCGAGCGCGCGGCGAGCCGGCATCCCGTCGTCGCGACCGAGGAGCTTGAGGAGGTCGACGATCGACTCCCTCCAGTCGTCGAGGCCCTGGCCGGGGCGCCGAGCGACCTCGTCGGCGAGCGCCGCGTCGACCTCGTCCTGGGTCCAGCCTCGCTCGCGCTGATCCTCGTTCCGGTCCTTGTGAAAGAGGTCGCAGAGCTTCCGGATCGCCGCGACGATCCCGTGAAGAATTATTCCCATCTTCGTCTCCTCTGGAGTTGAACCTTGAAACTAGGCCGCGATCTTGGCCTCGACCTTAGCGACGGTCGCCTCCTCAAGCTTCCGGACCTCCTGCTTGTCGGAGGCGGACGCCTGAGGCGGCGTCTGCATGACCAGCTTGGTATTCCCGGGGAGCTGACCGGCCGCGTCGTTGAGGAGGTTCTGGGGACGGTTCGTCCACCACGCACGGGCATTGCCGACGAGGAGGATGATTCCTCCGGTGAGGTACGCGGCCATCTCCGCGTCGTACCACCCGGTCTTCGCGCCGACGGTGGTCACGAGCGGGACGAGGACGGCGTAGGCCGTCCGCTCCGTCATCCCGATGCCCTGAACTGAGTTGATCATCTTAGTCCTCCTCGCCCCGAGCGCGGCCCGGAGCTTCTCGTTGTAGGTGACCATCGTCGTCTCGACACCGCAGATAGTCCCGATTCGGACCCCGGCGTAAAGCGCGGTGCGCGCTAGCCACCCGACTCCGCTAGCGAACATCGCCTCGCGGAAGACGCGGTCCGCGTCGGTCCGCGTCGGCGCCTCGTCGTGAGGGCGACCCATCGCGACGAGGCAGCAGAGGTAGTCGTGGACCACTCCGGCGCGGCTCCAGCTCCCCCACACCGGGAGGACGGCCCACAGGAAGCGCGGGACCGACGGGCCGTCCGTGACGAACTCCGCCGGGACGACGACGAGGCGCTCGGGGAGCGAAGGGAACTGACCGAACCCGGACGCCTCAAGCTCCGCGCGAGCGCGCCGTCGCTCCGCGTTGACTTCGGGCGCGACGTCGTAGACGAGCGGCTCGTCGATCCTCCAGAGGCGCCACGCGCCCGGCTCGGCGGAGAGCTGAGCGACGCGAAGCTCGCTCGCGAACGTCGCCGTCATCTTCCCCTTCGGAGCCACGCGAGGACCTCTGGCCTCATCGACCCCGGACACGTGTTGAGGACGCACGCCTTGCCGTGGGCCATCTGCCTCGGGGTCGGGTTGTAGTACGCGCGGTCGGCCATGAGCTGAGCGATCGTCTTTCCGGCCATGTTCCCGCAGATCAGCGGGCACGGGTAGAGGGTCGAGCCGTCGTTCACGGCCGGGGCCGCCGTCCTCGTCCGGGACTCGATCTTCGCCGCCGGGCGGGGAGCCTTCGGCCGTGCCTTCGAGGGGGTCGCCGCCTTCGGGACGGAGACCGGAGCGACCTTCGGCGCCGGAGGGGTTGGCGCCGAAGCTACGGGAGGCGCCGGCTCGACGCGGGCCGCGGGCAGGGCCTCCGTAGGGGCCGGGGCGGGAGGCCTCTCCGCGGGCTCCGTAGGGGCCGGCCAGACGAGGTCCGGGGGAGGGGTCCAGAGGTTCTCCGGGATCGGTATCGGTATCAGGGCCGGCCGCTCCGGGAGGAGCGGGACCGGCGCGGGCCGGCCGCGGTCGCGGAACTTCCCGACCTCCCGCGTCAGGGTCGTCTCGCCGACCGCGGGGAGGGCCGCGGTCACGAGGATGGCGAGGGCGAGGAGAATCCGGATCAAGTCGTCTTCTCCGGGGCCGGATCGCGAGGAAAGATTTTTCCGATAGCGCGCAGCGCGCCCATCCCGAGCGTCGCGGCGGTCTTGACCGTCGGGGACGCCCCGCCGATGAGCGAGAGGATCGGGAGCCCGAACGTCGTGACGAGGCTCGTGATCGTCGGAGCGGCGGAGAACGCGTCGCCCTGAACCCCGGCCTGGGTCGCGGCGATCGACCCGAGGAAGGTCGAGATCGCCGAGGCGCCGTTGATCATCCACGACGGGGTGTCGGCGAGCGGCCCCTTCTTCGCGGGAGCCGTCGTCGTCGGAGCCGACGTCCCGACCGTGTCGGCGAGCGGCGGAGCCGTCGTCCCCGGGAGGAGGACGCGCGGAGGAACCTTCCCGCCGAGCGCGACGACGATCGAATCCATCATCTGCTGACGGACGTCTCCCATCGACGCGCGGACCTTCGCGACCTCCTGCTCCAGGATGGGGCGAAGACGATTGAGTATTCCCTCGACGATCGGGTCGGTCCCCGTCGTCTGAGTCGGTTGGTCTGGCATAGGTCCTCCTCTGGACGGCGGAATGAAGACGTCGGGCTCGGTCGGCGGCTTGCGTCCGGCGGTGACGGAGGCCTCGACAAGCATCTCGATCGAGCGCAGGAGCGAGTCTGCGTCCGGTGAGACCTCGACGTCCTTCCTCCGGATCGGTCCCCAGTGCCCGTTCGGCCCGCCCATGAAGCGGAGCCCGACGGCGGCGACCTCGACGGCGAAGGCCGGCTTGCGCTTCGCGAGCCTCTGGAAGTCCGCCCCCGTCCCGGAGCCGACGGTCTCCTCCGGCTCGGAGGGGACGCCCTCGCGGAAGACGGCGACGAACCCGTCGAACGCACTCGCCGAGTAGGTTCGCAGGAGCTTCGGTATCTCGGGCGAGGCACCGTGCGAGTCCCAGCTCTGTTGAAAGAGCCCGGCCTCGGCCGTATCGGCGGTCTGCTCGCTCATCGGGACGGACTGGTCTCGTCCCTCGTTGTACTGGCCGCTGCTCTCCATCATCCCGAGGCCGAACATGATCGTGAACAGAGAGCGGAGCGACGCGATCCCGGACGGAGGTCTCCCGATCTCCGGGGCGTACCACGTGAGGACGTCCTCCTGGCGACCGGACGGAGCGGCGGCCATCGTCGTCGCGGCGGAGCCGGCCGCGGCTAGTTCAAGGTAGCACTTCGCGTACGCCTCGCACATCCCCTTCGTGTACCCAAGCGGGGCGCGACCGCGGTCGGCCCAGTCGTGAGACGCGAGCGGGGACGACCCGGCGAGAGCGGCGATCCTCGCCACGAGTTCGGGAGAGAGCATGACCCCGAGGACGGCGCCGCTACTCGGGACCGCCGGCTTGTCAGACGCGAGGGCCGGCCACGTCTCCTCGCCGATCTCGCCGTCGACGCCGAGGCCGCGCGAGGCCTGGAACATCATCGTGGCGTTGTGGGTCTCGTTGTCGAAGGTCCCGCTCTGCCGAATCCCGAGGAGGCGCTGAGCCTCCGAGACGAACGGGCCGAAGTCGCTCAGCCTGATCAGGGGCCTCAGCTCCGGCGGGACCTTCGAGACGTCGATCGGGATCGCGACCGCGTCGATCGTCGGCGGCCGGCGAACGGAGCGGACGCCGTCGATCGAGAACTGACTGATCTTGACGCCGTCTGACTGGTTCCCGCCGATGCAGAAGAGGACGTCGCCCTCGCGGTGGTCGAGGAAGGTTATGTGATGAGGGTCGTGGAGGACGACGACGTCGCCCGGACGAGCCTGGTCTATCGGGACGAGTTCAGCGCCCCACGGCGTGTCCTCGAACGCGTCGACGTACATCCAGCGGAGGACGTCTCGCGCGCCGAACGGGGGCCGCGTCCCGTAGCACTTGAAGAGGACCCACGCGATGAATATCCCGCACCACGACGTCGCCGCGGTCGCCTCCCTCGCGTACTCCATCATCTCGGGGAAGGCGGCCCCGATCTCCGCGGCGAGGACGGGGACCTTCGGCCCGTCGACGATCCTCCCCTGAAGCGACTTGGCGAAGACGAGGTGCTTGGGCTCGGCCATGACTTTAGGCTCCGTTTGTTTCGACGCGGTCGTCGGCAGCTTGACGTCGACGACGTTCTTGCCGCCGTACTCATCGTCGGAGAAGTCGTGGGTCACGGAGATGTTCTTCTGGACAGTGATGTCAGAAGCGATCCCCCTCGCCCATGAGTCGTCCTTCCCGAACGAGACGAAGAAGACCGGGAAGTCGTCGTCCTTATCAGCCTCGCGCCTGAGCGTCGCCATACTCGTCAAGCTACCGGCACCCTCCTCGGCGATGATCCCCTCGCAGCGTCGGACGAGATCAGTCGGGTCCTTGCCCTGTTCGATCAGCGTCCCCGGGTTCTTCGCGAGGACCGCGAGGCCGAAGCGAAACGCGACAGAGATCGCGTCGGCGACGTCGGCGACGCCGTACGCGTCCCAGTTGTCCAGCTCGACAAAGAGGAAGCCGCGAGCGCGACGCCGCCTGAACTGGTCCTCCAGGTTCTTTTTCCACCCGGCCCCGGCCGGGTTGATCCTCCCCTCCTTGTAGTCGCGGGAGGTCTCCGTCGGCGGGAGGTAGGGGCCGTAGTCACCGGTCCCGCCGTCCTCGTCGAACTTGTAGCTCTCGCTCTGGTCGAGGAGGTTGCAGTATCCGACGCCGATCCCGTGGATCGGAGGAAGGTCACAGTCCCACGGAACGACCGTGACGACGTCGTCGGCCCCGAGGAGGACCTCGTCTCCCTCGCTCGCTCCGAGCGCGTACCTGATACGCTTACCACTCAACTCACTCATGACCTAGCCTCTAACCCGATTCTACTTCAACCGTGAAAGGACCAGCCATGGAACCCGCCGTCGTCGCCTTCAAGATCGCCCTCGTCGTCGTCCTCTCCGGCCCGGACAAGGACACGATCATCTATCCGTTCGGAGACTGGAAGGCTTGCAAGGCGAAGGAGGAGCAGGTCCTCGCCGTCGCTCGCCGGACCGGGGACGAGGAACTCGTCGTCGGCTGCCGGCGCGACGTTCGCCTGAGCTTCTCTACGTCGCATACTCGGTGAGGGTGAACCAGCTCTCCGGAAACGCGGTGAGGAATACGGCCCCGGCGCTGGGGCGGCTTAGGAAGATGGTGGCGGCCCCGACGTCGGGGCTGAGCCTGAGCGTGAAGTCGTAGCCGTTCGGGTTAGGCGGTGTTCCCGAGCGCCGCCGGTGCTTCATCATCAGCGGCGTCATCTGGGCATTACCCAGGACCATGGCGGCGGTCAGCGCGTTGGCGTCGCTGTCCTTGAACAGCGCGGCTATCGCGTTGCCGGACGACGTAGCCACGTGCAGGTGGGCCTCGATCTGAAGGAAGTTGCAGGGCGACGTTGGCTTGATGGTCGAGAAGTACGCCTGACTGCCCTCGTTGCTCTGAGGGATCGTGTTGTCGGCCGGGATGATCGTGCCGGGGGAGAACGAGCCGGAGCTGACCGACTTGACGGCAACGCACTGAACGATCTCTCCGGGGAACTTCGTGGCCGGCCCCGCCAGCGCGATCACGTTCGGCCCCACGGTCCACGCTCCGGCGGAGCCCAGTCCGTTGTTCCAGTCCATGAACGCGACGAGCCTATAAGGCTTCTGCACCAGCGCAATCCCGGGCGTATGGAAGACGCCCGAGATGCCGGAGGGAGTAGTGTTAGCGACACCGCTCTCGGGCAGCACGAATATCGTGTTGACGGTTCCCGCGACGTTGAGAGCCAGCACGGGCGCTCCGTCGTTGTCGAAGACCGCGAGCCAGACGCGGAAGGGATCGTTGCCGCCCTGAGCGAGCGCGCCGTTGGTGGTGATGGAGACGGGCGCCACGATCGTGAGGATGTGATAATCGCCCAGCAAGGGATTGGCGTTGCGAACCACAACGAAGATGGGATCGGCTGGCGACGGGTCGGCACCGAGCGCGGTCTTAACGGCCACCGTTACGAAGTTCGCCGCGACGGAGACGACGACGGACCCGTTGATGAGGGTGTACCCGGCGCTCGGAAGGTTCGGTATGTTGTTGTGGGTCGCCTGAACTCCGGCGAGGGGATCGCCGGGGAACCACGGTCCGGCGACGGTCCGGCTCATATCGACGGCCCGGACCCAGTAGAAGAACCCTCCTCCCTGGGGAGAGACAACGTGAGTGAAGCCGGACAGATTGCCGTCCCCGAAGTGAGCCGCCGTGGCTCGGTCGTTCGTCTTGGAGGCCCAGACTTCTACGGCATCGACGCCGAGCGCGTCGGCCAGGGTCCACGAGAGGACGACCTGGCCCTGGCCCGGGGTCGCCGTCAGGGACGCGACGACCCCGAGTGGAGCCATAGACGCCGCGCTCCGGCGAAGCGTCGCGAGGAACCTCATCTGAGGGCCGAAATAGGGCCGAGCTATGAAGTGAAGAGCGTCCACGTCATCTTCCTCTCACGACGTCGTCGGGGACCTCCGGGAGGGCGAGCTTCCCGCCGACCGTCTCGCACTTGTCGCAGACGTAGAAGACGTGAGGCGACCAGTCGGCCGTCACCAGGCCTCCGTCGGCCCCGCAGTTCGCGCAGAAGACGCGCTCCATGAGGACCCCGCCGAGCGACATCGTCGTCGCTCTACGTCGATGACCGGTCAGTCGGCAGTCGGGGAGACCTCCCTCAAGCTCGCGATCCCAGCTCATCCTCCCTCCGCGAACTCGACCGAGCCGTCGAAGGTCACGCTCGCGGTTATCGAGAGCGACGTGATCTCGAAGTCGACTGGGTTCACGGCGTTCGGCATCATCTTGAACCTAGCGTCGGGCTCGACGGCGACCCACCCTCCCATCCCACCGTTCTGGGAGAAGCCGACCGTCAGGCGCGAGACGAGCGTGCCGCCTGGCGTTATCGCCGAGACGTCGTCCTTCCACGCGGTCTGCGCCGCCGGGAGGCGGAAGTTCTTCGGGGCCGGCGTGCGCGCAGTCCCGCCGCTCGCGACCGTACCTACGTTGTGCTTGAGGCGAAGCTGGGCCCCTCCGGCGGTCCCGAAGCGAGCGGCGGCGTAGAGCCCGGAGATTCCCGCCGACTCCTGGTTCGCGACGGTCTGGGCCCACCAGTGAGTGATCTCGGTCCCGGGAGTAACGTGAGTGGTCAGGGCCTTGTTCAGATCGTAGTAGAACGTCATGGCGCTCGTTCCTTCCTGAAGTTCACAGAAGATTCTTGATCGCCGCCTTGTACTGAGCCATCGTTATCTGCGGCTGAGACGCGAGGGAGCGAATCCGGTTCTCGTGGTTGAAGAGGAGGCGGAGGACGATCCCGATCGCGCTCCCGTCGTCGAGCTGACTTATGTAGCGGTCCTTCCTCCGGTCGACCGCGTCGGGCATCCCATTCGTCGCCGACTCCGGAGCGTGGTCGATCAGGAGGTCCCACAGCTCGGCCTCCGATCCGATCCTGGAGGTGAAGTTCCCGGGCACCGCGAGCCAAGCCAGATATACCGCCTCGGCCGACGGAACGTACGACGAGCGAGAGCTGGAGAACACCTGAGCCTCGTTTCCTCCGACGAACCAGTAGTTGTTCTTCAAGTCCATCAGCATCTTCGTCTTCCTCCGCTCCTAGATGTACTGGCCACCGTTCGCCACGCTGCCGGCCGCGTTCCCCGGGAAGTAGTTCGCGCCTCCGGCGGTGTAGATGAGACCGGCGAAGTTGGCGGAGTATCGGGACCCGGTCGCGGCCCCGCTGTACGTGTTTCCGTCGGCGATGATCCCGGAGAGTGTCGCGACGCGAGCGAAGGAGTTGCCGAAGTTCGGAGTCCCGGTGAGCGTGACCGTCTTGGCCTCGACGTAGATGACCGCGCCGGTCCCGCCGGTGAACATGTGGGCTCCGCCTGCGCCGCCGGAGATCGTGTAGTTCCCGGTGCAAAAAATCTGAGCACCGCCGGTCTCCGCGAACATCTGTTCGCCGGCGCAGGCCCCGAAGTTGAGGTTCTGAAACTGAACCAACCCCGCCGCCTTGAGATGTATGGCGTTTCCGGAGGTCGTCGTCTGGAGCTTCATATCCTTGAGCGCGACGGTTCCCGGCAGCGGGCACGTGAAGAAGAAGCAGGGCTGAGCCGACACGTTGATCAGTACGTTGGCGGGAGTCCCCACGTTTCCTGCCACCGTCAGGGCGCCGCCGCCGACCCAGGGGGCGGCCACCGTCAGCCCCGTGGTGTACGTCCCGTCGGCGATAGAGATCGTAACGGTCTGAGCCCCGAAGTCGAAGTCCGCCGCCGCGAGGTCGTAGGCCTTCTGGATCGTCTTGACGGCGTTACCGGAGCCGGTCGCGAGCCCGTCGTTCACGTTGTTTCCGTTCGTGTCGTCCACGAATATCGACACGGGTCCGAGGAGCTTCCACCTCTTCTCTCGGTTTATGATCCACACGTTGTTCTGATTGAAGACGAACGCGGACTGACCCGGGTAGAGGCGGAAGTTCGTCCCGCCGCTGATCAGGACGTCCTTCGCCCGCGTCGTGTCCTCGTTCAAGACCATCACGTTGAAGTCGGCGTCGTACCCGGACGCGGCGGAGAACGTCAGCGCGTAGAACGCTCCTCCGGCGAGGGCGATGGTCTTCGCCTTGTCGGCGTTCACGACGGTATAGGCGGCGGTCTTCGCGAGCCGAGTGTTCGACCACGCTCCTCCGCCTCCGGCCGCCGCCGGGACGGCCTGAATGCGAGCGAGAATCCTCCAGTTCCCCGAGCCGAGGTACATCGCGATGACGAGGTCGTTCGGGAGGATCGATAGGCTCGCTCCGGTCGGAGAGATCATCGACGTCGCGTTGTGAGTTATCGTCAACGTCCCGGAGAACCTGATCCACTTGAGCTGGTTCGCCAGGAGGTTGGCGTGGCTCCCGAAGGAGGAGATCGTCGCCGATCCAGTCACGATGACGTTGATGTCGGAGACGCTCCCGAGGTCCACGGTCGCGGCACTCGCGATCGACGATACGGGACCCGACACGACGTTCGAGAGCGCGGTGTTCAGGGCGGCGACGAAGGCCGCCCCGGTCAGCGGAGGGGTCGTCGTTATCTGGAGGGTCGTCGCCATGGCGTTCGTTCTTTCTCAGAGGGCGAGGTACTTCGACACGAGAATGAAGGGGTCCATCTTGTTGTAGGCGGTCCCGGAGCCGCCGAGCGGCGTGCTCGCGGTGATCCCGGTCGTGTTAGTCGTCGTGTTGTTTCCGGCTCCCGGAGTATTGATGACGCCGACGCCAGCCGTATTGACCGCCTGCGACGAATTGGCGTAGCCGGTATAGACGTGAAGGTGTCCCGGGTCGGTGATGTTAGTCGTCAGCGTCACGACCGGAAGATTCCCCTGAGTGATGGCGAGGGTCTGAAGTCCCCCGACGGCCCCGAGCGTCGTACCGTTCGGCGTCGCGGTCGTGGAGGTGATCCTGCCGGCGGCAGATGCTCCGTTGTCGTCGAGAGCGTGGTCGCTCCTCCCGCGCGCGTCCGGGAGAACTATCGTCTTGTTCAAGTTGTAGTCCGTGATCGCGGCCGCCCGCGTGTTCCCGGGAGCCGTCCGACCTCCAGACACCGTGAGGTTCGCGTCGGAGACATAGAGGAAGATGAAGAGGTTCACCGTGTCGGCGTTCGCCCGCTCCGTCGCCGACGACGAGGCGTTCCCGATCGTGTTCCCGTTCGCCCTCACGGCTCCTGCCAACGTACCGGTCGTGTAGAGAGAGAACAGTTCTCCGGTCTGCTTCCGGAGCCCGGAGCCCTTCTGCCAATCGAAGACGCGCCAGTTCCCGGAGCCGAGGTAGACCGCCTGGATCGTGTCGCCCGGGCCGAAGTTCAGGTCCACCGATCCCGGGAGCCTCATCGTCGTCGCGTTCTGAGTGATCTGCCCGGCGACGACGAACTCGACGAACTTCGACTCGCCGGGGTTCAGGAGGGCGCTGCTCCCGAAGGACGTAATCGGAGTTCCCGGCAGAGACCCGGTGACGGTCAAGTACGAGGATCGGATCGACCCGAGGTCGACGGTCGTCCCGGACGCTATCGTCCCGACCCCTCCTCCGACCTTCGGCATCGCGACGTGGTTGACGCTGTCGTAGGAACCCCTGTTGACGAACACCGCCCCGTCCCAGATGCGGTGATCGTAGATGCCGGACCCTGGCGACGTGTCCATCCAGTCCTGGAACTGGGAGACGCCGATCCCCACGGTCGGGAAGTTGTTCGGCGCCGACGTCCCGGAGTTCTTGCTTATGATCGCGGTGAGCGCCGTGTTCATCGTCCCGGCGAACGTCGTCGGCGACATCGGTCCCGTCGTCGGGACGTTGAGCGAGCCCTGAGCGGCCCAGAGGATCGAGGCGCACGCGAGCAAGAGCGCCGCGAGAGCGCCCCCGAGGTAGAAGATCGACTTCTTCATGTCAGAAACCCCATGCCTGAAGCGTCACGCTCCGTACGACGCCGATCCCGCCGTTCTGAACCTGAACGGTGCAGCCCGAGCGAGTCAGAGCGGAGATTATAGGATCGTCGCCCGGCTGCCTATTGAGGATGGTTATCTGCGTTCCCGGGAGCGAGGCGGGAGCCGGGAGGATCACGCCGGAGCCCCCGGAGACGACGCCGCCGTTCGGCCCGGCGTTGAACGGAGCCGGTATCCCGGTGTTGTCGGGAGCGAAGACGACCGGGGTCCCGGCCGCGAGGATCGGCTTGCTAACGAGCGGGTGGTCGGTTCGCGTCGGGGCGTAGATGACGAATATGAACTGGGTCAGGAACGCGTTTATCTCCGCAGGGTCGAGCGACCGGATGAACATCCGCGCGCGAAACTTCCACCCGTTGTAGAACCCGGCCTGGTAGAGCTGCCACGGCCCGAAGTTGATGCCGTCGGTCGAGATGCTGATCTCCGGCCGGACCTCGATGAAGCGATTCGCGTCCGACCCGAAGACGTCCTCCTGGTCGAAGAAGTCTGGCGGGGCGAAGAAGTCGGAGGACACGCGCGACCCGTTCGCGCTCCAGATGACCTGGAGCAGGCACGGCGCGTTCCTCCCCATGCTAGCGACGTGGCTATCCGGGATCGTGTAGTAACCGCCCAGGCCCAAGTTGATCGCGAAGATGTCCGGGATCGCGAAGATGTCCGGGACGTCGAAGACGTCGGAGAACCCTCCCATCGTCGTCGTCCGGATGAACGTCCCGTCGTTGAGGACGTCCCCGCTGAGAGTCCCCGGCCAGTTTCCTCCGGAAGTCCCCTCGTCGAAGCTCGCGAGGATGTTGATCGGGAGTACGCTCCCGTTGATCGTTAGGAGGGTCGGGTTCACGGAGTACGCCACGACGTCTGCCATCCGGAAGACCGCCTTCACCCAGTAGAACGCGTCGCCGATCGCCGGGATGTGAGGGTGAGCGTACGTCCCGACGAGCTGACCGCTGTCCCAGCTCGATCCCTTCCTCAGCTCGTAGAGGATCGGCGAGCGCGGATCGACGACGACGTCCCAGTCGAGGTACGCGATGTCGCCGACGTAGGTGTGGACCAGGTTCACGACGTCCGGGAGCGGGAACGCCATCCCGAGGAGCGTCGCGCCGTCGTTCGTCAGCCACGTCGAGGTGAGGCCGGTCGCGCTCACCGCCCTCACGCGGAAGCCGTAGACCCCGCTGGCGAGGCCGAAGACGTCGAAGGTGAGGGCGCTCGTCGCCGCCGTCGCCTGCCACGTCCCGTCCGGCGGGCGGACCTGTATCTCGTAGAGGACCGCGCGCGGGTCGGGCGAGGCCTGCCACGAGAGGAGAACGTGGTTCAGAGACGGCCCGGTCGGGCTTATCCCCTCACTGAAGAGGAGGGGCGCCGGAGGAGGGGCAAGCGACCCGGACGGGAGGACCGAGTAGTTCGGCGGGACGACGATGACGTTCTGCTCTATGCGCGCGTACTTCGTCGGGTCGTGAAGGATCGCCGAGAACGCGAAGAGGTTCCTCTCGTTCTCGATCCTCGACACGACGCGGAAGGTCCGCGGCGAGACGTCGGTCGAGGCGAGGACCCACATCGCGTTCACGACCGGAGGGGGCGAGAGCGCCGCGGCGAACGAGAGGACGTTCGTCGTCGCCGGGGCGTTCGTCAGGGTCCGCTCGACGACCGTGTCGTCGGAGAGGACGACGGAGAGCGTGTAGACCTTCGCGACCTCGATCGTTATCGGGCGGTCGACCGTGACGCTGAGGTTGTCGCCGGCGACGGCGGCGAGCCTCCCGCCGAAGTCGACGCCGGAGTACGCCGGGTCGGCGATCTTCACGATCTCCCCCGGGACGACGTCGGCCTGGTCGAAGCTCGCGGTCCACGAGACGACCTCCGACTCGTTCTTCTCGCTGTCGAGGAGCCACCGCCCGAACCGGTTCGCCTGACCCCGGCTCGTGCAGCCGAAGGCGACGACGTCGGCCGGTCGCCAGCCCCAGCGCGTGATCTCTCCGCCGTCGCCCTCGACCGACTCGGTATCGTCCTCGTACCCGATGTCAGGGTTCTTCCACGACACGTTCGCGAACGTGTGGCGAGCCTTCAGCGACGCCCCGGAGTAGTTGAAGTTCCCGTCGAACACGTTCGCCGGGGCGAGGACCTTCGCCGCGTCGGCCGGCATGTCGGCGGCGACCGAGACGACGCCGGGTCCCCAGAAGAGCATCCCGCGGAACATCCCGGCGAGGATGACGAGGACCTTCATGGCGTCGTCGGCCGACGCGATAACTCCGTTGAACGTCAGGCGCGGCTCCGTCCCTCCCTCCCCGTCCGGGACGAGGCCGTCGCAGTACTGAGCGATAGCGTAGAGCGCGAACTTGTCGACCGACTCGGGCGAGATGAACTGACCGAGGCCGTAGCGGTCGTTGACGATGAGGTCGTAGAAGACCCACGCCGGGTTATCAGTCCATGCCGTCTTGAAGGTCCCGTTCCAGATGCCGACGTAGACCCTCGTCGTCGGGTCGTAGTTCACCGGGACCGATATCTTCAGGCCGATGACCTCGTAGGTCCTCTTCGGGACCGACGAGCCGAACTGCTGAGCGTCGACGGCAATCCCGACGAGGGCCGAGTTCGGGTAGCTGAACTGGTGGTCCTTGATCGTCGTGAACGAGTCGAAGAAGGTCTTGTTCTGGAGGTTCACCGACGTCGAGTCCGGGGTCTGCCTCCTGATCCTGAGGTCCCACGGCCCGGTCCCCGACAGCGAGAAGCGGTACGACCGCTGGTACGCCGACGTCGTCTTCCCCGTTATCGTATCGAGCGCGACCTGAACGAACGACCCTCCATTCGGCTTGATGTCGATGGCGTACTGGACCGTCGTCGGGTTGATGTCCCCGGTCGTCTTGTCCGTGTTCGCGAGGCCGGGGAAGCCCATCACGATCAGGACGGAGGTCGCGGCGACGTCGGTCACGGTCCTCGTCACGGTCGTCACGAACGTGACCTCGACACCGACCGGGGTCACCGTCTCGACGTTGGAGAACCCGAGCATCGCCGGCTGGTCCGGCGTCCCCGGGGTGGTGACGACAGTCACGCCGTTGAAGTTGAACGACCCGTCGTTGTTCTGGAGCGGCGTGTCGTCGAAGAAGACGCTCTTGAGACCGTCGACGAGGCCGACGATCTCCCCCTCCGAGATCAGGTCCACGATACGCGCGGTCGTCTTCGACTGAAGAGTGTTCGGCGCCTCAACGGGGACGTGAGGCTCGTCGCTACCGCCGCCTCTTCCTCTGACCACGAGTCCCATCTAGTCGACTATCGTGTGGAAGTGTTCGAAGTTATGGCCGAACGACTGACCGGTCAGCTGCTCGACGTTTATCCCGACAGAGACGACGACGGAGCCGGTGCGGAACCTCCCGTAGACGAGCGGGACCGGTCCGCCCTGGTTCGAGGTGTTCGTCTGTCCCCCGAGGAGGAAGGACGCGTTCTGAGCGACGCCGTCCTTGGTCTCGGTCGACGGCGCGAGGAGCTGAGCAATCCCGCTCAGTGCCAGCGACGCGCCCACGGCGAAGACGACGCCGGTGATAGTGAAGCCCGCCACGGAGCCGGCGAGCGCGCCCCCGGCCCCGAAGAGCGCGGGCGACGCGTACGGGGCGATGATGGCCGCGACGACGAGCGCGACGCCAACGATGATCTTGATCGTCCCGCTATTTCCCGCCGACCCGGCGACGACCGGGACGACGTGAAGCTCGCGCGCCCCGCCCATCCTCATCGAGAGAGTGTCGACGTCGTACTCGTAGCCAGAGAGGCTCCCGCGGACAACGCGGTAGCTCCCGCGGAGGACGCTCTCCTTGAAGCCCCTCACCATGATGCAGAGCGCGCGGATCGCCTCAGCCGGGGTCGAGACGTCGAGCGGGAACGACTCCCCGAACTCGTCGCGGAGGCGACCGTGAAGGACGACGCGGCGCATCATGACGCGCTCCCGTGCCTGAGGTAGTCGACGACGTACTTCCGCCACGGCCCGATCGGCTCGCGCCGGGAGAGGCGATTCGGGAGGTGATGAAGGATCAGGCCGTCCGCGAGGAGGACCACGGCGTGGTGCGGCACGCTCTCCCTGATCTGAAGGAGGAGGACGTCCCCCGGAGCGACGTCGGCCGCGTCGATCCGCGCGAAGCCGGCCTCCGGAAACTTCTCCCGGTACATGTCGACGCCGGACCTCCACCACCCCGTCGACCTCGGGAACTCGGGTAGCTTGATCCTCCGCTCCTGCCAGTAGTACGAGCGGACGAGGGAGTAGCAGTCGCGGACGCCGTGAGCGAAGCTCCTCCCGACGAGCGGCTCGTCGAGGAGGAAGTCGCCGATCCACACCGGTCCTCCGGCATCCTTCCCGTCGCTCAGCACGATCCCGTAGATGGGGACGCGAGTCTCGATCTGGCTCTCCATGTCCTCGGCCGACGGGTTTCCGTTGTGGCGGGGGGCACAGTGGCTGTGGACCACCGCCTCGACCGGGTAGAAGTCCACGAGCGCAGAGGCCGGGAGGACGAAGCTCTCCTCCGGCTCCGGCGAGACGTTCGCGAGAGGGTGGTACTTCCACGAGCGGACGACGCCACACGACTCGCGCGGGTACTCCCGGAGCGCGTGAGCGCGAGCGGCCTCGTCGACGTCGGGTCCGAACATGCTCACTCCGTCTTCCTCTTCGTCTCGATCATCAGGTTGCCGACCTCGTCCCTCGACACGACGAGCGCGAGCGGGAGCTCAAGCTCGTCCGGCCTCAGGAGCATCTTCCCGCCGACCTTCGTGATCACGACGGCGAGGACCTTAGTCGCGATCTCGGAGAACTCGTCGACGGGGACCTCTGCTGTCGTCACCTGAACCTCCCGACCCCGGGGAAGCCGCCGAACGGCAGCGAGCCCGTTGGAAACCTCTTCTGACAGCACGTGTCGATCCGCTTGCTGAAGACCTCGTTGGCTTCCCCGACGACGACGTTCCCGTTGACGTCGAAGATCGTCGCGCCGACGTAGGGGCAGACGACGTGGGTGTAGTCGAACGCGACCCCGGTCCAGTGACGCGTCCTCCACGGGCACGCGCCCTGGAGCACCGGCCGCCCGGGGAGCTTCCTCCCCTCCTGGTCGATCACGGTCGCAAGCTCCCACTCGACGAAGAGCTTGTTCTGAGCGACCTTGCGGTCGACGCGGTAGACGTCCGGCGCGTACTCCGCCGTCGGGTCGGCCTCGCTCTCGCCGTCGAGGAACCTCCGGAACGTCCTGTGCCTCGTCACGATGCACCCGAGGAGGTCGTGGAACGAGATCGCGATCCCGGAGAAGGCGAGGTTCACGTTCGCGACCTTGAGGTGAGGAGTCGGGAGCGTCCCCGACCCGTCGGCCGCGAACCCGGTCGCCGTCACGGGGATCGGCGCGTAGGTGTTCCCCTGCCACGTCACCGTCGACGACCCGAAGGCTCCCGCGAGGAAGCGATTGACGCTCCCGCCGAGCGACGTCGCGTCCAGCTCGAACAGCTCGACGAACTCGTCCGTGACGGCTCTCTGACTCAGGGTCTCGATCGTCTCCGGCACGGCTTCCTCCGGCTCATAGGTCGAACACTCTCTTCAGCTCCACGCGGAGGCTCCTCACGGCGTTCGCCGTCGGGCCTCCAACGTAGCTCGGCGTCTTCGAGGTCCACATCCACTTCATCGCGGTCGCCTCCAGGGGGAGAGTGTAGATGAAGGCGACCCCTCCGCCGTGGGCGTCGAAGAACCCGTTGATCTCGGCGAACTTCGTCGGGTTCAGGGACGGCCACGTCAGCGACGCCGTCCGGTCCTTGTAGTTCAGTCCGTCCGGGGCACGCTGAGAGTATCCGTCGCCGAACGGGGCGTTGCGTATACGATCGACGTCGCTGACGGAGCTTCCTCCGGGCGCGGGCGCTACGGACGGGGTGAACGTGTCGGTCATCCTGCGAGGAGCCCCCTGGGTCTCCGGTGAACGCGTATCCGGTCGTCTATCATCGCCTCGAACTGAGCGCGCATCGCCCGCCCGGTCATCTGGGCCTGCTCCTCGTCGACGGCGGTCCTCCCGCCCTCGACGACGACGGTCGGGGCGAACGTGATCACGTCGCCTCCTCCGGCCCCGGCTCCCTTCGGGACGACCTTCTCGCCGCGCTGAAGGAGCGTGAGGAACTCGTCCGACGCCACCCCGCCGCTGTGCATCCGCGGGATCGCCCTGTCGTAGGAGGAGAGGTCGATCGTCCTCGTCGGGAAGGTCGTCGTCCCGACCTCGCCGCCGGAGTGAGCGACCGCGACCGGTGCCCCGGTGGCGCCGGGAGCCGGGAGGAAGCCGCCGAGAGACGACTGAAGGCTCTTCGCGATCGGAGCGATGATCAGCATCTTGATTATCATCTCTTCGAGCGAGCGGATGACCTGGAGTCCGAGCGTCCGGAATCCCTCCTTCGCGGAGACCGTCCCCATCGTGATGTCAGTGAGGCCGGTCGCTAGGTTGTTCAGGGATGTAACGGTGAACTGATCCACCTGCTTCGTCAGATTCCCGAACTCCAGCTCCAGGCTCTTGAGGCCCGGGAGCGTCGCGGCCCTGACCTGGAGCTGGTCGAAGGCCTCCTTCGACTCCTTCCCGGCGATCTTCGCGGCGAGCGAGAGTTCGTCCGCGTCCTTTATCCCGGCGCGCGCGGCGTCGTGCTTGACCTGGCGGAGCTTAGTCGTGAACACCTCGTCCTCGCGCGCGACGCCGAGGCTCTCGCGAATCTTCGCGATCTCCTGCTCGTGAGCGAAGCGGGCCTCGGCTCTTGCTTGGTTGATCGCCTTGATCGTCGTGGTGTTCTTCACCTCCGCCGCGTCGAGTTCGAGGAGGCGAGCGGTGAGCGTCTGGGCCGGCGTCGCGGCGGCTCCGAGGACCCCCATCATCTCCTTGTTGAGGTTCGCCGCGCGGAGCGTGTCGGCGTTCCTCTTCTCCAGCGCGGTCATCTCGTCCTTCCGGTTCCCGGCCGGCAAGTTCTTGATCGAGAACGGGTCGAACCCGGGGTCGGTGTCGGGGAGCTTGTTGCGGTCCCTTATCGCCTCGTTGATTCCGCGAAGAATCCCGAGCGTCCCCTGAAGGACGGCCGACCCCTTGACCGCGGAGCTGCCGACGATGTTCCAGAACTGGTTCCACTTCGCCATGTCCATCTCTCGAATGATCCGAGAGATGTCGAGGAGCGAGTTCGAGAACGTGTTCATCCCCTCCAGCACCGGGCCGGCGAAGGTCGCCGTGATGTTCTGCTTCGCGGCCCTCATGTTCTCGTTGATCTTGTCCCCGAGCGTGTCCCAGTGCTCGGCCTGAAGAACCGTTATCCGGTCGACGGACTTGAGCTGGCGTTCGAGTCCGGCGAGGCCTCCGGCCTCCGCGCTCGCGCCCTGAAGCCGCGTGATCTCGACACCGCCGCGGCCGAAGACCGCGCGAGCGAGCTTGTTCCTCTGCTCCAGGTCGGCCTTCTGAGACGCCTTGGCGAGGAGGTCCCACGCCTGGGCGAGTTCGGTCGTAAGCGATATCTGCTTCGCAAGCTCCGGGTCGATCTGGCGCAGCGCGTCGTAGACTGGGCCGGTCGCCTGCTTGATGTCGTCCATCGCGACGGAGAACCTCTCCAACCCGCGGTTCACCGACTCGGCCGTCACGCCGACCTGAGCCCCGGCCTTCTCCAGGGCCTGGAGCTGAATGACGGAGAGGCCGGTCGTCTCCGAGAAGTCCTTCAGCTTCCCGGCCCGGTCGGCGAGGTGCATCGCCGCGTCGGCGACCTGCTTCAGGCCGAGCGCGAAGCCGCCGAAGATCGCGGCGGTCGCGAGGCCGCCGGGACCGAGCGCCGTGAGGAGCGCGCCGACCCTCCCGAGCGAGCCGGCGAGCTGGTTGGCCTGATTCGCGAACTCGCGCATGATCCCGCGCATCGCGGTGAGCTGGTCGGCCGTCCTCCGGTGAACGTCGAGGCCGCGCGCGGCGTTGTCGTTGGCCGCCTTCGCGGCGGCGGAGTCCTTCGCCCGCTGCTCGGAGAGGGACCGAAAGCGCTGCTGGACCTGCTCGACGGTCTCGCCGGTCCGGCGCGCGACGGCCTCGTAGTTGCGGAGCTGGTCGGTCCCCTCCTTGAGGGACTTGCTGTCGACCGTTATGCCGAGGGCGGCGATGTCGTCTGCCACGGACTAGGCCCTCCTCTTCGAGGCGGCGATCTCCGCGAGCGCACGGCCCTCCATCTCCTCGGCCATCTCCTCGGCCGCGGAGAGCGTCGGCGGGGTCATCCGCTCGCGCTTCTCGTCGAGGTGCTCGCGAAGGGCCACGTCCAGCCTCCTAATCACGCCGACCTCGAACGGGCCGACGTCTATCCTCATCAGCCTCGACCACGACTCGATCTCCTGGTGAGTGATCGGGCCGAGGTCGTCGAAGCCCGAGGAGCGGCAGAACGAGAGGTCGAGGAACCAGTCCCAGATGTAGCCGACGTGAGGAGGCGGAAAGTCCTCCTGGTCCGGGTCTCCCTCTACTCGCCGCCACTCCCGTCGCGCTCCTTCGACGAGTTGAGCCGCGAGGCCGGGATAAAATTTGCGCGCACGCCGACGAACTGGTCGCCCTGGTCCTTCAGCCACGGGTACTTCGTGTAGGCGGCCCGATAGGAGGCCTGATTCGACGGAGGGACGGTCCCGCCGAGGACGACGTCCCACTTCATGGTCGCGGCGACGAGAAGCTCGATGTCGTCGCGCTCGATCGAGGCCGACATGATCGGGCTCCGAGTCCGCGCGTTCTGCTGAGCGCGGCGGTCGTTCTGGGCCCGAGAGATCGAGCGGACGGCCTCGCTGTCCTGGCCGTGGTAGGTGATCGTGAACGGTCTCCCGTCCTCGTGGCGGAGGACGTCCCCGGTCTTCGGGCTCCTGACCTCCATCACGGCTCCGGCGTCCGCCCCGGCGACCGTGTCGAAGTCGGAGATGTCGGAGGCGACGACGGGGTCCGCCGTCGCCTCGTCGGTCTTGGTCTGGTCGTTCATCGCGTTCCCTTCTATCTCGAAAGAGGGTTCCCACCCACTCCGGGAACATCCTTAGCCCGATTCTAGTTCAATCGGTCTACGGGGCGAGGGTCTCGACGAACGTCTCCGGCCGGAAGCTGATCTCGGTCTTGACCTGACGGAGGTTGTTAGGTCCCCCGTACCCGGTGCCGAACCCGAAGACCTCGCCCTTCCAGTCCTTCGTCGAGCCGAGCGGAATCTCCGTGTAGGTGTGCGTTCCCGACTGCGTGCCGGTCGTGACGATCGCAGCTCCGCCGGCAGTCGTCGAGAGCTGGAACGCCGAGGTCGTGAAGCCCGCCGCGATGACGTAGTACGTCGTCCCCGCGACGAGGCCGGTCGGGAGCGCGCCGGTCGTCGAGAGCTTGACGCGGTCGCCGATGTTCAGGCCGTGGGTCGCGGGCGAGACCGCCGTGAAGACGCCGGGCGAGGCGATCGTGACCGTGAACGTCCCGGTCGCGGCGAGGCCGCCGTCCGGGTCCTCGACGCGGAAGTTGTAGAGGACCTCGCGCGACGAGGCCGCGGCCTTGAGCGCGATCTGACCCGGGTCGGTGTTGTTCCGGTTCAGCGTGACCGCGAAGTTCGGGAAGTTCTCCGTCCCCTTCATCGAGTAGGTGACGGGGTTCCCGATCTCCTCGACGTTGATCGCCGCGAACTGACGCATCACGTCGCCGAGGTTCACGGTGTTCTTGATCTCGACCCAGTCGCTGAGGATCGGAGTCCCCGGCTGAGCCATCCATAACCTGGTAGCAGCTACTGCGCCAATTCCCATGACGATCTCCTGTTATGTTTCGCCGCCGCGAGGCGGCCCTAGTCTTCGCTCTCCTTCGAGGCCGGCGCGGGCGACGGCTCGCTCTCCGGCCGGACGACGAACTCTCCCGTGGTGCGGAGGGTCTCGACGCCGTGGTCCGTGAGCTGGACGCCGCGCTCCGTCTCTCCGCCCATCATCGTGAGCCACCTGTCGTCCGCGGTCGCGAAGCGACGAAGCTCCCCGCAGGTGTTCGTGATCGAGTACTTCTTCTCGGCCATGGTCTTGGTCCTCCTCTATGCCGGGATCGGCGCGTAGCAGAAGTAGGGTATCGAGACTGGTATCATCACCCACGGGTCGGAGTCGATCATCGTCCCGTGGTAGGGAAGTCGCTGAAGCTCGACCCGGAAGCCGTCCTTCGCGAGGACGAGGCCGCGCTGAAAGTGGTTCGAGACCGACGACGCGATCCGCTTCGGGGCGAGGCCCCCGGCGTTCATCTTGTAGAAGACGTCGACCTGGAATATCCCGTAGTGCTGGTTGTCTCCTCCGACGTCGACCGAGAGCGCGACGCTGTCCGCCGGTAGGTTCGTGGCTCGGAGGTAGAAGAACGGGGCGACGTCCTTGTCCGGCTTCGTGAACGTCTTGTTCGGGTACGCCATGCGCGTCTCGTCGATCCCGAGGACGGCGGCGATCGCCGTGTACCGGTTCAGGAGCGCGCTCTCCGCCGCGACCTCGACGGCGTCCGCCATCAGCCGATCCCCCGGTTGACGGCCGCGCGGGACTGGGCCTCCTGCGAGACCTCCGCGACGGTCTGCCTCCACTGAAGCGCCGCGAGGCGAACGAAGCCAGAGGGAGCCTGAGACGAGTGACCGGCTTCGAGGGCGCCGACGTAGTTCGCCGTCCACCCGACGTAGATCGTGTCGCCGAGGACGGCCCCGGCGATGACGAGGTTGATCTCGCCCTGGTCCCACGAGACCGCGCCGCCGCCCTCGTTCTTGAAGTTCGGGTCGATCATCGGCATCTCCGAGAGCGACGCGCGGATGCTCGCCCGCGCGAACCCGGTGTCGACCGGGATGCGGCGCTGGGCGATCGAGACCGTCCGCTTCGTGCTCTCGCGGAAGACGGCGAGCATCCTCGCCTCGGTCGCGGCGACCCACTTCGAGACGTCGGCTCCGAACTGGAGGTTGTTGACGGCCACTAGTACGGCCTCGGCTTCCGCGGCGGCTTAGGCTTCTTCTTCGACCTGATCATCCTACTCCTCCTGCCTCGTCCTTCGCCTTCTGCTCCGGGTCGACGGCTCCCTGGATGACGGACTTCAGCGTGTCCGTCATCGCGAGCGCGATCTTCCGGTTCCTCTCGTCGATCGCGAGCGCGATCTCCTCCGCGAGGCGATCCATCTCCGGACCCGGGAGGCGGTCCGAGTACGGCGCGAGCTTCGACCTCACGATGGTCTTGAGGTCGTCACTTATCGTCGTCGGCATCGTGACCATCCGGTATCGCTATGTTGTTCCTCGACAGGACTCGCTCCAGCTTAGATATTCTCCGGTCCTGCTTCTGGTTGTTCGACTCCAGGTCTCCGATCCTCCCGAGGAGGCGATCGCGCTCGTTCTGAACCGACGTGAGGAGCGAGACGAACCCGGAGACGAGCGAGGCCTGGGCGTCGATCTCATGTCTCTTCCTGTCGCCGAGCCACTTCCAGAGCCCGGTGACCACGGCCGTAACGACGGCGACGGCCCCGGCCACGATCGCCCCGACGGAGGTCGAGTCGAGGTGGTCCTCCTGAAGTACCGCCGCGGTCGCGTTCATCGTCGCACCTCTCAGTAGACCTTCGAGTGCTTGATCGCGTCGGTCGCGGACGGAGACCTCCCGGCCGTTCCGCCGCCGTAGTTCCCCGGCATCACGCCCGGGTGCTTCGCGGCGTCCGCGGCGACCGGGGTCATGCCCGCCGTCCCGCCACCGTTGTTCGGGACGATGCGTCCCTGAATGACGTTGTCCTTCGCGACGTCGAAGGAGCCCATCGCATTGCTCGTCGTCTTGTCGTAGTTCATGGTCGCTCTCTCCTCTCACTCGATGCCGGCGAGGAAGTCAACGTTCGGCTCCCTCCAGCACCTGCAGTTGATCACCTCCTCCGGCGGACCGCTCGGGTCGCCGGGATACTCAAGCTCGTTCCCGTCTCCGGTCGTGAACGTCTCCCCCATCGCGCGCTCCTGGCCGTCCATCGCGGCGTGGGAGTCGCGGGTCCGCGAGTCGGCCGTCGCTCGCCAGACGAAAGAGACCTGGTCGCGCGAGATCGACCCGGTCGCGACCGCCTGCTCCATCGCCTGCTGCTGAGCCTCGTGGAGCGACGCCATCGTCTCCGTCCGCGCTATCGCCTCGGCACGGAAGCGGAGGGCGCGGTTCTCGTAGGCGTCGACCATCCGCGAGCGAAGCTCCGCCGGGACCGGCTGGCCGACCTCCGCGTACTTCCTCACCGTCGCGTCGAAGCGCCGGTCGCGGAGCGT